GTCTGGAGCTCAGAAGCGAATTGATCCCCCGGTCATGATGCCTGATGATGGCTTTTTGTCGGTCCTCGATACTCGCCCGGGCGCAGTGAACTTCTATCAGTCCGGCATTCAGGAACGCATCGAGCCTTTGGATACGGGTTCGAGTCCTGAGCTCGGTGAAGAGCTTGCTGCGGGTGTCCGGAAGCGTATCTGGGATGCTTTCTACATTTCTCAGCTGCAGTTGAACATCGGTCCGCAGATGACGGCTACTGAAGTTATGCAGCGCGTGGAACAGCAGATGCGTATGCTTGGCCCTCTGGTTGGGCGACTGCAAACTGAGCTGCTCGGTCCTATGATTCAGCGATGCTTCCGCATCCTGCTTCGTATGGGTAAGTTCCCGGAAGTTCCGGAGCGCTTGCTTAACGCCGGTAACGTCCTGAAGGTTATCTACACGACCCCAATGGCTCGTGCTCAGGACCAGCTGCAAGCAAACAACCTGACTCGTGTCATGCAAGTCCTGGAACCTTTCCTGGCTATGGATCCGACCATGATGGACAACTTTGATAAGGACGAGATTGCCCATGGTGTCGGCGAAGTATTTTCCGTGACCAAGAGGTTCTACAACTCGCCGAACAAGCGTGACGCGATTCGTCAGGAACGCAGCCAACAGAACCAGGCGATGGCAGAGGCTCAGATGCTGCGTGATGGCGGCCAGGGCGCTGCGAATCTGGCGACAGCGGCTGCGACAGCCTCGGAGATCAGGCAATGAAGAAAGGGGCTGAATTAGCGCAAGAAGTGCACCAGGCCTACCTGGACGTATTCGCAAGCCCTTCGGGACAAGTTGTCTTGAAGGATATGGCAAGGGCTCACCACTTCGAGAGCTCCACATTCAGCAGCGACCCGTTGCTGATGGCTCTGCGAGAGGGTGAACGGAATGTTATACTGAGGATTCGAGACCTCATCAACACTCCGCCAGAACAGACAACATTAGTCCCTAAGAGAGGATAAACTAATGCCTGAAGGCGACGCCACTCAGACTACTGAGACCACTGAGACCACTGAGACCACTGAGGCTGCCGGCACCATCCTGACGGATGCTGCCAAACCCCCGGTCACTGAGACCACCGAAACTACCGAAACTACCGAGACTACTGAGACTACTGAAGTTACGGTGGAAACCAAGCCGGTAGAAACTGAAACGATCAGTCAGGCAGACTGGAAAAAGACTCTCGGGGATGACTTCGAGGGCCTGGAAACCTTGGACAAGTTCAAGGACCTGAAGGACCTGGCTAAGGGTTATGTCCATGCTGAAAAGCTGATCGGTCGGGAAAAGATTCCCATGCCGGAAACTGATGAGGAAATCGCTGCAGTGATGAAGCGCCTCGGGGCTCCGGAAACCGTGGAAGAGTACGAACTGGCCTTGCCCAAGGATACCTCGGAACAGTACCGAGCGATGTTCGAGAGCGACTTGGACTGGTTCGGAAAATCCGCGTTGAAGCACAACTTGACGCGTGCGCAGGTTAAGGGCCTGTTCGACGACTATGTGGAGTATCAGAATGGCAATCTGACTCTCCTGAATGAGGCCACCGGGAAAGCCAAGAATGAGGCTCTCGTGATTCTGCAGAAAGAACACGGGGACAACCTCCAGGCTGTCCTGGGCAATGCCGCGCATGTTCTCAATACTTTTGGCGACGAATCGCTGAAGACCACTCTGGACGAAACGGGCCTTGGCAACCATACTGCCCTGGTTCGCTTCCTCAACAAGGTCCATCCTTTCATCGCCGAAGAAGTCTCCCTCGATAAGGCGCCCGCTCAGACGCTGGCACAACTGGACGAGGAGCTTAACAGCGCCCTGAACGACCCCGCATACTTGGACAAGTCGAAGGCCGGGCACAAACAGGCTGTGGAAAAAGTTAAGAAACTCATGAAAGAGCGCTACCCTGAGTAGGTTGAAGGAGACATCAAATGTCCAACCAGGTTGAAACCCATTTCGTTAACCAGTACAACGCGAACATCCAGCTGCTGTCTCAGCAGCCCCATTCGCGCCTGGAAGGTTGCGTCCGTCGTGAAACCCAGCAGGGTGAATTCCAGTTCTTCGATCAGATTGGCGCTGTCGAGATGACCGAACTGACCGGTCGTCACGTTGACACCGCCCTGTCCAACACCCCGCACGCACGCCGTCGTGTCGGACTGACCCCGTTCACTTTCGCTGATATGATTGACTGGAAAGACCGGGCCCAGTTGCTGACCGACCCGCAGTCCCCCTACGCTGTCAACGCTGTCATGTCCGCCGGCCGCAAGAAGGACCAGATCATCCTGGCCGCTGCCCTCGGCGACGCGTACACCGACAAGACAGGCTCCACCACGGTCGCCCTGCCCGCCTCCCAGAAGATCGCTGTCGACTTCGACGGCGGCGCCGGCGGTACTCCCCTGGGCCTGACCGTGCTCAAGCTGCGCCGTGCCAAGATGATCCTGGATCAGAACGAAGCCGGTGCCCTGGGCAACAACAAGCGTTTCCTCGCTTGCACCGCGGAGCAGATCGACAACCTGCTCGGTACCACCGAGGTCACCAGCTCCGACTACAACAACGTCAAGGCCCTCGTCAACGGCGACGTCGATACCTTCATGGGCTTCAAGTTCATTCGTCTCGAACTGGTCGCCAACACCACGACCACCCGCCACTGCGTGGCTTGGATCGAAAATGGTATCCTGATGTCCACGGCCGAAGAAATCGACGTCAAGGTCGACCGCCGGCCCGACAAGAACTACGGCGTCCAGGTCTACGTCAAGCAGATGCTCGGCGCCACCCGCATGGAAGAATCCAAGGTCGTGCAGATCGACTGCAACGAGCCGGCCTAATTCCTAACCTTTAGCACAGGAGTCACACATGGCTGAGAAGACCAAGGCAGAAAAGAAAGTGCTCGCCCCCGTCAGCAATAAGTACATTGCTGCCGGTGCTGGCCGTGCGCTGGACCTGGATGCCTGCGACATCTCCGGCAAAGTGCGTATCCTGCGCGTTGAGTGCACTGTCCCCAAAGGGCAGACGGCCGACTCTCTCCTGATCGGTCGCCTGCCCGCGGGGCACAGCCTCTTCCTCGGTCACCTGAGTATGATCGAGGTCTCCAAAGTGCCCACGGACTGCAAGTTCTATGTGGGCCTTGGAGAGCGCCAGGAACCTCTCGGCGAGCGCCTCAAGGCTGAAGCTGCCGCGCTCGTGGAAACCAAAGATCTGAAAACTGTCCAGACCCTTTTGGGTAGCCTGGACAAGGCGAAGGTTCGGGCAATCGCGCCTGTTGAGGTCATCATGACCCTCACTACCCCGCTGCCGGCTGGCACGGTGGTCCGCGGTTACCTGGCCTACTCCACCGACTAAAAGGGGCTCCAGGGATGTATTCCGAAGTATCTATCTGCAAAGAGGCTCTCGCGCTTCTCGGCCAGACTAAGGCCATGATTAGCCTGGACGATAATACTAAGGCTGCGCGGCTGTGTAAGCAGTTTTATGAAGTTGAGCGGAACAAGCTGCTTCGTAAACATCCCTGGAGCTTTGCTCTCAAGCAAGCTAAGTTCGCGAAAGTCGTGGGGACTCCCCTGTACGACTTTACCAGTATTTTTCGGTTACCTGCAGACTGCTTGAAATTCGTCAGGCCGGCTCTTTTGCAGGTTCCCTTCATGAAAGTAGGCCCCATGATCTACTCCAATGAAAGTGAGTTCTACGGCCTGTATATCTGGGCTATCGCTAACCCGATTGAATTCGATGCACTTTTCGTGGATGCCTTAGCGATCGCGCTTGCCAAGAAGTTGTGTATGCCTCTCATTTCAAACCGATCGCGCTACGAAGAACTCCACATGGAATTCAAGGAAGCTATCGCAACGGCAAAGTCCAACAACGCTTTCGAGACCTATGCAGGTGCCTTGCAGCAGAATGTCAAGGCCACAGGTTTCATCGACGCCCGTAGGTGGTAACAATGGCTCGTACGACGTCTTTCCTTTCGGACTTTACTGCTGGTGAGCTTACCCCCCTGATTGAAGGGCAGGTTAACCTCAAGCAGTATTATTCCGGTGGACGCGAAGTCCGTAACTTCGTGCCACTACCGCATGGTCCTTTGAAAAAGCGGGGAGGCACCGCTTTTGTCAAGGCCACTAAGACGTCCACGGGCAACCACCGCCTTATCCCCTTCCAGTTCAACACGACGCAGGCGTATGTGATTGAAATGGGTGAGGGGTACCTGCGCTTTTTTTCTGAACGCGGACAGGTTACTTCGGATGGTACAGCCCCTTACGAGCTCCTTGATACGGCAGCGCACCCGTATACCAGTGCTGAAATTCCTGAAGTGAACTACACACAGAGTGCAGATACCCTGATCATGGTTCACCCCAATCATCCGCCCTATGAGCTCCTGCGAAATGGCCACACTGACTGGACGTGCAGAGAGATTACTTGGGTCCAAGAACCCTTGGATAGCGATGGCAATGCGTATTGGACA